TCTGATGATAAGATTAAGATTGTGGAACTCTTGGACAAGATCTGCAAAGATCAACTCGAACCGTTTATCGAGAAGTCTTACCAGGAACTGGCTTCGTATGTTTCGGCGTATGAACAGAAGATGATCATGAAGCGAGAGAACATCGCTGACCGTGGTATATGGACTGCTAAGAAGCGATACATATTAAACGTGTGGGACTCAGAAGGAGTCCGTTACAAAGAACCCAAGATGAAAATCATGGGATTAGAGACTGCAAGGTCTTCGACACCTCAATACTTTAGGGACAAATTATATGCAGCTTTTAAGATCATTATCGGCGAAACAAATGATGAGCTTATCTCATTTGTCAATGGTGTCCGAGCAGAGACAAAGAACCGACCTTACGAAGAGATTGCATTTCCAAGGGGATGCAACGGTCTCGGTAAATATCACTCAAGGACAAACATCTACAGCAAAGGAACCCCAATCCATGTAAGAGGTGCATTGTTATACAACTATTACGTAACACACAATAAGATTTCTAACAAGTATCCCTTAATTCAAGAGGGAGAGAAAATTAAGTTTATATATCTCAAGACACCAAATCCTATGAGGGAAGATTGTATCTCCTTCTTCAGTCAGATCCCAAAGGAGTTTAAGGTCGAGAAGTACATTGATCACAAGAAACAATTTGATAAGAGTTTCTTGAAACCATTAGAAAATGTGCTCGAATGTATAGGGTGGCAAAGTAAGAAGGTAGTAACCATAGGGAGATTCCTATCATGAGTAAGACAGTCTGGACAGTCACATACCAAGACGACCAAATTGAAGCACTTGCTTCAAATCAGATAAAAGTTTTTGAAGAAAAAGAAACAGCAGATGCTTATGCTAAGCTGTTGTCAAAAGATCATAACTATGTTAGAATATACGAAAGTGAGGTAACTGATGCATGGGTTTCTTAGATACAGTAATTAAAGAGAGTGGTAATGAATTTGCAAGTAGAGTCTCTGACGGAGTGGCTGCAGGGGATACATCCACATTTGTGGATACTGGCTCTCATATTTTTAACGCTGTCGTTAGTGGTTCTCTATTTGGAGGCATCCCTTCAAATAAAGTCACAGCACTCGCTGGAGAATCGTCAACAGGGAAGACTTTCTTTGCCCTTAGCATTGTACGTAACTTTCTTAATCAGCATAGCAACGGTGGCGTTATTTATTTTGAGTCTGAGTCTGCTCTCAGCAAGGACATCATTGAGACTAGAGGAATTGACTCAACTCGCATGGTAATGTTTCCTGTTGCTACGATAGAAGATTTTAGAACACAAGCAGTTAGGATTGTAGACAAGTACATGAAGGAACCAAAAGAAGAACGTGTACCTATGATGTTCGTTCTTGATTCTCTTGGTATGCTTAGTACATCAAAAGAGATGGAAGACGTTGCTAACGATAAACAGGTCAGGGACATGACCAAATCACAATTGATCAAGGGTGCATTTAGAGTATTGACTTTGAAACTAGGACAGGCACAAGTTCCTATGCTTGTTACGAATCACACATATGATGTGATTGGATCCTATGTGCCAATGAAAGAAATGGGTGGTGGTGCTGGACTAAAGTATGCAGCATCTACTATAATATATTTGAGTAAATCCAAAGAGAAAGAAGGCACAGACTTAGTGGGTAACATCATTAAGTGTGAAGCAAAGAAATCTCGACTATCCAAAGAGGGTGCTAAAGTTGCAACTAGATTATACTTTGATGAACGTGGACTGGACAAGTACTATGGACTCATTGAACTTGGTGAGAAGTACAACATCTTTAAGAGGGTGGGAAACCGTATCGCCATTGGTGGTAGTAATGTTTACCCTAAGTCTATACTCAGTGATCCTGAAAAATACTTCACAGACGAAGTAATGGCTAAGTTGGAAGAAGCAGCAAGAACGGAGTACAGTTATGGCAACTGAAAGGATAGAAGATACTATCCTTCGGAATCTATTATGTAGTGAACAGTATTATCGAAAGGTAATACCACATCTTGATGGCGAATACTTTCAAGATCCAGTAGAGAAAATAATATTTGAAGAGATCTTAGATTTCTCTGGTAAGTATGATAAAGTACCTACCAAAGAAGTTCTTAGAATTAATATTTCTAACAGAAATGATATCACAGAAGAGATTCATAAGCAGTCATCTGTAAAGTTAGATATACTTAATGATGATCACATTGACTTTGATTGGTTGGTTGATTCAACTGAGAAATGGTGTCAAGATAGAGCAATCTATAATGCACTACTAAAGTCAGTTAATATTGCTGATGGTAATGATGATAAGTTATCTAAAGATGCTATCCCCACCATCTTACAAGAAGCACTAGGTGTTTCATTTGATGAACACATAGGACATGATTATATTGAGTCTGCTGACGATAGATATGAATTCTATCATAGAGAAGAGGAGAAGATACCATTTGACTTAGAGAAGTTTAATTACATCACTAAGGGTGGTCTTCCTAATAAAACTCTCAACATAGCACTAGCAGGTACAGGTGTTGGTAAGTCACTATTCATGTGTCACATGGCTAGTGCTACTTTAATGCAAGGTAAGAATGTTCTTTACCTTACAATGGAGATGTCTGAAGAAAAGATCGCTGAACGTATTGATGCTAATTGTATGAACATTAACATCAAGGATATAGTTGATCTACCACAACTCATGTTCAAATCTAAGATATCTGAGATAGACAAGAAGACCAAAGGTAAGATTGTTATCAAAGAATATCCTACTGCATCTGCACATGCTGGACACTTCAGGGCATTGCTCAGTGAATTGAAGTTGAAAAAATCCTTCATACCTGATATAATATTTGTAGACTACCTTAACATCTGTGCTAGTTCCAGATACAAAGGACACATCGTTAATTCTTATACCTATGTTAAAGCGATTGCAGAAGAGCTTCGGGGTCTTGCTGTCGAAAGTAACCTACCGATTGTTAGTGCTACTCAAACTACTCGTGCTGGTTTTGGGTCTAGTGAGCCTGAGCTTACTGACACTTCAGAATCCTTTGGACTCCCTGCTACTGCTGACCTTATGTTCGCTCTCATATCTAGCGAGGAACTGGAATCCGAGGGCAGAATAAAGATCAAACAACTTAAGAATAGATACAATGATCCTACTGGATTAAATAAGTCTTTCAAGATAGGTATAGATAGAGCAAAGATGAAGCTATTTGATGTAGCAGATTCTGAATCTAATCTAGAAACACCTGAAGAAGATACTTCTAGTGCATCTTTATATGATGCCTATGATGTTATAAAACAAAACCAAGACCGCCTTAGTAAATTTACTGAATGGAATGTTTAAACACGGAGACATTGTTGAGTTCCAAGGACAAAGAGGGTTCGTTAACTTCTTTGATAAACATAGTCCCTACTTCACATTGTGTGTGAGACAATGGGAAGATCCAGGTAAAATGCATGGCGTAAGTCAATGCAACCTTCTAGTCTTTAGACACTATTGGAAGGACGTTAAAATTATTAAACAACAAAATGACACAATCAGTTGATTATGATAAGTACCTTCAATTTGTTGATGGTACAACAAGCAACCCATCTAAGAATACAGATGAGTTCATTAAAAGAATCAAAGACTTAGAATCTAAGGGTGTTGATATCCCTAGACTTCTTACTGCTGCTGTTGGTATCAGTGCAGAAGGTGGAGAGTTTACAGAGATAGTAAAGAAGATTGCCTTTCAAGGTAAAGAACTTACTGAAGATACTAAGACCCATATGGTAAAAGAATTGGGTGATGTATTTTGGTATATTGCTCAAGCATGTAATGCATTAGGATTAGACTTCCAGACTATCGTAGTTACTAACATGATCAAGTTAGCAGCAAGATATCCTGGTGGTGAGTTTGATGTATTTCAATCAGAAAACAGAGCAGAGGGAGACATATAATGCACATCATTACATTAATTACAATCGTTGTTATAGCATCATCAATAATTGTATTGAAGGTATACAACCCTCATTGATCTAAATATACCTAGACAGTAGGTTGCAATGGCCAATGTAACGTGGAGAAAACTCGGTCAAGTAAACAGCAAGGGTGATATGTATCTCCTTGTTGTTTTTGATGCAATTCATAAACGTAGAGAATTGGAGGTTGAAAGTCACGGTAAGGTTTTACTTACTGCACCTAAGAAAGTTTATGATGATATGGAAGATGTCTTTAATGGTGATCTTCCATATGATTCACCAGATGGACATGATTCATTTAAGTCAAGATATAGTGGTGCTAAAGGAAAAGTTTTAGAAGCACGAAAGATAGGTAAGACAAAGAAGATTGATACAATAGGGTTCACAAAGATTAAGAAGACACAGGAGTTTGGAAGTAATACAGGATCAGGTGCTGGTGCAAAAGCAACAGAGATGTTTGAAAGTGCTGCTTGTTGGATGACTGCACTTGCTTATAAACATAAAGGTTTACCAGTTGGTTACGTTTTAAAAGAGTCAGACTTTGATGCAGTTAAATCTCATGTAGACACAACTGCAACACAAAAAGAATGTTTTATGTTTCTGAATAACAATTCAGATTGGATGACCTCTACTATTAAAACTGCTAACAAATTATATGATACACAAGAGTTTAAGAATACTAATTTTCATTTCTATAGAGGCAAATCTGTCGTTGATACAGTAGAAGAACATTTCAAAGTGGTCAATAAGAATGAAGAGAGACCATTTTCAAATGTTAACAAGTGGACTCCAGCAGATATTTACATGTGTGATTGTAACTTCGATACCACATCTATCACAGACACTGTAAATTTTGCTGATCTAAATCTACAGATGATGAAGTTAATTAAAGAGAAGAAGTTAATTGGTGTGTCTTTGAAAGGTCTTGGTTCTGGTGAAGCAAATATATCTAAGAAGAATTTTATAGGTGGACCCAAAAAACAAGAAAGAACATTCTCAGGTATGAGAGCTAAGAGTCTCTTTGGTTCTATGGATGTGTATTTTACAGCATCACCTGGTAATATAGAAGTACAGTTTCGTGCTACTGATACTGCTGGTAAAACATGGCAAGGTGAAGTCATGGGTGAATCGGCAAAGCATGGTAAGATAGGTGGTGGTGTATTAGATAATGTTTTAAAGAAAGTATTGGGTGATAACAATGGATTGTTTAAGAAGACAGGTTACACAAAGACATCAGCAATTGCTTCAGCAGCAGACAACTTAGATGATGAGATATTAAAGTTAGCTGTAGCAAATAAAGATATGTTTGCTGTTGATGAAGATATAAAACTAAATGATATAACTGGTATGTCTAAGAAGTGGAAGTTTGCAAAGTATATGGGTTTAGTTCTTGCTGATATTATGAGAACTTCTAGTAAAAAAGAACAAGATGATATTGCTACGAAGTTATATCTTTATGCTACATCAGAGTCTGATGAGTCTGCACCGTATATTAAAGTTTCCTAATGGCTAACATAGCACAGTTAAAACACTTAGAACATCTAGAAGATGAGATGCTCAACTATGGAGTTGATGGATGTAAGGCGGCTGTTGGTTTCTTACAGGAACTTAGGAAGATGCTTGGATGTGATAACAGTACAGGTTTCATGCAAACCAAATGGGATGGAGCACCTTCTATTATATGTGGTAAGGATCCTGCCAATGGACATTTCTTTGTTGGAACCAAGTCAGTATTTAACAAAGAGAATCCAAAGATATGTTATGGTGCTGATCAGATTGATGAATGGTATAGTAGTCAAGCTAATCTAGCTGCTGGTTTGAAACTTGCTTTAGAACATTTCTCACAGTTAGGTATTGATGGTGTGATACAAGGTGACTTTTTATTCACTGCTGCTACTAGGAAGACAGAGACTATACATGGTGAAAGATTGTACACCTTTACACCAAATACTATCACGTATGGTATACCTGTTGATCACCCTCTAGGTAAAGATGTTGGAGCAGCAAAAGTTGGAGTAGTTTTTCATACTCACTATGCTGGTGAGAAAGAGGGGTGGGATATTTCAAACATGACTGCACGTGCAGGTGCTAAGGTTAAATCTAGTAAGGATGTTGTTTGTATACAGAACGATACTCCTATGGATAGAGTAGGTTTGAATCATGCAGAGGAAGTTAAATTTGATAGTATGGTTTCTTGTATAGACAGAGACTGTAAGAAGTGTGGTGATTTCTTAGATGAATTGACTCAACTGTCTGGTACTACTGGTGATGCTAAGTGGCATGTATCTTCATACCTCAAACAATTCTTTAATGATCAGATTAAAAAGCAAAAGACTATATCAAATCCAACTCAAGCACTTGAGGATTTGACTAACTTTTATCATAGTAAAGTCAAACCAATGGCTGATAAGTTAAAGACACCTGCTGCACAGGTACAGAAAAAGACTTTGATCTATGATAGTGAGAACTATCTTATGAACAATGCTGAGAAGTTCAAAGCAATGTTGCATCTCTACAAGGAGATACAGGAGATCAAACAATTTGTTATTGATAAACTAGATCACCTTGAAACTTTCAAGACTTATGTTCAAACAGACCAAGGATATAAGGTGACTACTCCTGAAGGTTATGTTCTACATAAAGATGGAGACATGATTAAGTTTGTGAACCGTCTTGAGTTCTCCTACAATAACTTTACTGTTGCAAAGAAATGGCGTTAGAAACCAAACGATGCTACTTCACATTTGGTAGGTTTCAACCACCCACCACAGGACACAAAGATAACTTTGCTGGTGTAAAGCGTACTGCTAGTGTAGATGACTATCGTATTTACATTTCACAGACAGTAGATAAGAAAGGAAACAATCCTTTACCACCAGATAGAAAACTGTTCTGGATGAACAAGATGTTCCCTGAACATAAAGGTAAGATTCATAGTGGTCCTAGAGATCCAGTAAAGGTACTACAAGACATTATGATGTCTGGATATGATGAGGTTATAATGCTTGTAGGATCTGATCGTGTTGGTGCTATGCAGTTCTTGCATAAATACAATGGTACGGAATTTAAGTTTCGTAAAATTGATATAGTTTCCTCTGGTAGCAGAGATGCAGATGGTGATACATTTGCTGTATCTGGTACAAAAATGAGAAGAGCAGCATTTGCTTCGGACTTTGCTGCATTTCGTAAGGGGATACCTACCAAGTTAAATGATAATGATTGTCGTAGTCTCATGAATGAGATAAAAGCAAACTTACCTGCTAATTTTAAATGAAATCATACTCTGAATTTATATCTGAAGCTAAGAAGAAGGGACTGTGGGACAACATACATGCTAAAAGAAAGCGTGGTGAACCCAAAGCAAGTAAAGGTGATAAGGATTATCCTAAGACCCTTAATGTAGAATCTGCTTGGCAAAGGAAAGAAGGTAAAAGCAAAACTGGAGGACTCAACGAGAAAGGACGTAAGTCTTATGAACGTGAGAATCCTGGTTCTGATCTAAAAGCACCACAACCTGAAGGTGGTCCACGTAAAAGATCATTCTGTGCTAGAATGAAAGGAAACAAAGGACCAATGAAGGATGAGAAGGGCAAACCAACTCGTAAAGCACTGGCACTACGAAAGTGGAAGTGTTAAATGAAAACTTTTAGAGACCTAAAAGAACAAGCGGTCAGACAAAACTTCAGACTGAAGCATGTTTTCACTGAAGGAGAAGTCGTAATGAACAGTTTGACTGGTGTGAAAGGTAAAATTATTCGCACTGGACCTAATTATGTTATATGCGTAACCGAGTCGGATGAAATGTTCCGAGCATGGATACGTGATATAAGAGAAGTGAATGATATAAATAAACCAAGAAGAACAACCCTTTTTACTCATGGACAAGCAAACACCATCAACATCAGTTCGTCATAATGACGGATATTCAAAAGCATTAATAGAGTCATACGCTCAGTGGATGGATGGTGCTGGATTCCAAGGCAGCAACATGGAAGAGCAAGTACCTGCTCCTGGTTCTGCTGTTGTAGAGAAACCAGCTGAAGATGAAGTTACAACACCAATAGGTACTATACCTAAACCTGCTTTTGATACAGAAACTATCCCGACTCTAAAGGTTGTTAATACAGATGACGGTAGTACAAAAGATCCTAAGTTCAATGCTGGTCCTCCTGATAGCACAAAGAACAAGTCTTCTTATGGTGCTCAGATAAAGAATTTGATGGTTAAGAAGGAAGAAGTAGAACCAGTAGAAGAAGGTAAGAAAGCAAAGAAAGACTACGATGGAGATGGTAAGGTAGAATCAGGCAAGGCAGAGTACTTTGGTTCTAAGGATAAGGCAATCAAGAAGGCAATGAAGAAGGAAGACATCGATGCTAGACAGTCAGAACTTTGGGATGAAGCATCTAAGATTCTTACAGAACTTAGTGAGTTAACAGACACTACTTACACAGTTACAGGTGAGAAGTGGGATGTAGAAGGATATGTTCCTGAAACTGAAGCACCTGAACCTACTAAGAGCGAAGCATATAAAGCAAAGGCAAGGAAAACTGCTGCAAAGATACTAGGTTACTCAAAAAAGTAGAAAAGTCTTGTTCGGAAGAGTCCACGATCAAGACTGAAGGAAAGAAAAAAGGACTCGATGGTAAAGCCTGTTGGAAAGGATACAGTCAACGTGGTACTAAGATGAAAGGTGGTAAGCGTGTTGATAACTGTGTGAAGAATGAAGAGATGCAACCACAAGCAGTGGAGTCATGTCCTAAGTGTGGTGCTACTCCTTGTAAGGAACATGCTGTAAAGGGAAAAAAGAATGAAGAGGTGAAAGTATATTGGTCAAGTGAAGCATTAGATGCCTTAGAAGAAGCAAAAAAGTCTAAGAAAAAATCTCCAGTAGAGGTTATGCCTACCGTCAACGATGGTAAGTTTGAGAAGAAGGGTAAGAAAACTGAAGTGCAGGTTAAAGATAACAGTTACTAGTAACATATAATGAATGATAAAAAAGATTATGAAAACCCTCTTGATGCTATGCCTATAGCAACAGATGATGATACTAAGTACGCATCAAGACATGAGTCAACACCTGAGTTTGAGAAGGATGCTGAAGAAATTGTAACCATGCATGAGAAAGCATATAGGTTAGCAAGATCTAAGTATAATCCCTTTTCGGTTGGTGGAACAGAGAGTATAGCTGATAAATAAAGTTAATTACTATATTAATCATGACTAAATTCTTACTACCAATCGCAATCAATGTGATTAACAAGGCGGTAGACAAAATACCTGAAGACCTAGAAGAGAAACTAAAAGTGTTTCTTATCGGTCTTCTTAAAAAAGCTGCTGCTAAATCAGGCAACAAAGTAGACGATCAACTAGTTGAAGCATTAGAAAAAGCTTTGCTAGAAGGATAGTCATCAAGTTTTATAAATAAACTTTAGGAAATTAAATTAGTACTCGGAAGTAATACGATGCCCATTCTTGGAACAACAGACAGTGCAGCATTTACGCAAACAGTTGCGGTTACAAATGCTTCAGCAACTGTAACTAAAAATACAGCAGACACTATTGTCGCTGGAGATATCATAGTTCTGGACAATGTTCAGTACTTTTGTAACTCTGTAGTCGGTAATACAATTACACTTGGTAAAGTGTATGCTGGTAGTACCAATGCAACTCTAGCAGCAGCTAGTGTGCTAAGACGTACTGCACCCAAAGCACTATCAGATTTCATACTGAGAGGTGCAACTTCTGCAGCATCTACCACACAAATCATTGGTGTTAGTCAAGCAGAAGCACAACTTGCAGAAAACAAAGCAAAGGGTTTGAGTTCTCCTGGATGGTGGGCATACAGGACATTCACTGATGCTGGTGGTTCTACTCGTCACAAAGCAGAATGTATAGCATCATTAAAAGCTGGTACTGCACTTTCTGGTGACTTTGCTGATGATGCTTATGCTGGTGACGTTACTTCCTTGATTACAATTTCCTCTCAACCTGCTGACGCTACAGTATACTTCCCTGCTGGAGCAGTTGGTACATTTACCAGTAATGGTGCTGCTGATGGATCCAGAACTGCTGGAACATACACAGTAACTGATGCTGCTGGTAGTGCATCTGGTACTGGAGCAGACTTCACAGTTGTTGTTGCTGCTAATGGTACACCAACAGTTACATTAGTATCTGGTGGTACAGGTTACGTTGATAATGAGACAATAACAATCGCTGATGCTTCACTTGGTGGAGGAGGCGGTGCTGCTGTTGTCTTAACAGTTACTGCTGCAACTGCTGCTAACACATTCAGTGTTACTGCATCTTCTACTGGTTCTGGTGCTTCTATCACCTATCAGTGGCAACTCAGTACAAACAGTGGTACTAACTTCAGTGATGTTTCAGGTGCTACTAACCAGACACTTGCACTTACTGGACTTACAGCAACTGAAAATGGATACCAGTATAGAGTTAAAGTCAACAACTCCATTGGTGGTGTTGAAGTGATCTCTACTGCTGCTACTCTAACTACAGACAGCAACGCATAAATGAATGAAGTTCGATGAATTGACCCAGGATAACTGGATGATGTTTGCTATTAAAAATTATGATAACCCACTCTCTGTAACCTATGAAGACTTTGAAGAAGACCTGAAGAGATTCAAGTATATTAAAAGACTTCTAAGGAGATATGAGACACAGGGTGACTTCAAGGTTCATCTTATACTGAATCACATTATAATTTTATACAATGCATTCGGTGATGCTGCGACCCCACTTCTATTTTTTAAAATAGATGCAACCCACTGGTCTATATTGAAGGCATTTATGTTCTTCTTGGATAGACTACCCCTTACACTAAATACTGATATTGATCAAGAATGTCTACGTCAACTGAATCTAATTTAAAAGAGATGATGGCTGGCGATGGTGCTGCCCTTAGTATGCCTCCAGCATTCGTATTTGTTAACCCCAGATCACACAGACGTTATAAAAAGAATAACCAAGATAGTGTGGATGGTCGTACCAAGGGTGCGAAAAAACTTATGTCTCGTATTACAAAAAGAAAAATGAAAGAGGAACTAGAACTACAAACTATTTCTGAAAAGTCAACTGAAACTGAACGTGCTCAAAAGAGTATTGGTCAGATGAAGAAACTTGGTCGTCAAAAAGATCTTCAGAAGAAACGTGACGAGACTAAGAAGAAGATGCAGTCTAAGACAAAGGAGATGGACATCCTTATGAAGGCACGTCTAACCGACTTTAAAAAGAAAGCATCATCACAACAAAAGAAATTAAAAAAAGAGGATGTTAAAGTGACTACAAAAGATATTATGGAATCACAGGATGCTTTAGATGTAGCATTGACTGTTGCAACTTCAGAACTAAACCCAAGTGGTGAGACAAGTTTTGCTAAGATTCAATTTGATGATAAGTCTGAGCAGAATTTAGACAACTTCTCTGCTAAGAAAATTGCAGCATGTTATTCACAACTAGGTGATGATCAGCAGCAACAGTATCGTTATTTACTGAACAAGGACGCTTCGACATTCCAAACTGCATTAGATTTCGCTATCCGTAACACCTAGGAACTAATCCACAACCATGGCCGAGAGTATAAACGCTGCTATTATCGAGCGACTGGAGAAAGTAGTTTATACTCTCCAAGACAATTCTATTAAGGTTGGGCAACTTCTTGCTGTCCACGATGAGAAACTTGATAAACAAGATCGTATAGATGCTATTCTCTTTTCTAAGGTAGAAGAGATACAGAAAACATTAGATCGTGAGACAAGTTTAATTAAGAAAGGTTGTGAAAGAGACATACGAAAAGTTGATGACCGTTTACGCATCATGGAAAAGAAAATGTGGACTATCTTTGGTGGTCTTGCTGTTATATCTTTCATGGTTAGTGTCCCAGGACAAGCGTTGATGAAGAGAGCATTTCTAGAAGGACAGGTGTCACAGTTGACAGATCCTTCTCCACGTGCTACACTGACAGAACCTACTCAAGACTCGAATGGTAATCGAAGACGAGTACGTAGTACGGATCTCGCATAAGTTAACTAAATTTAAGAAACAAAAAAGGGGTCTGTATAATTTCAGATGCCCTTATTGTGGTGACTCGCAAACAAAGAAGAATAAGGCAAGGGGATTTCTATTTCAAGTTAAGAATGCATACGTTTACAAGTGTCACAACTGTGGTGTTAGTAAATCATTCTCTAATTTTGTAAAAGATCAGGATCCCCAATTACACAGAGAATTTATATTAGAAAAATTTAAGGATGGTGCTGTAATGGGCAAGGGATCAGTCACTGAAAGGCTACCTAAACCACAGTTTGATTTTAAACCTGTAACATTTAAAAATACGGTATCTCTTGAAAAGATTTCTGATCTAAATACTTCACACCCTGCACGAGAATACCTCGAAGGTAGGAAAATAACTTGCTTAGATAGATTCTATTACTGCCCAAAGTTTAAGAAATGGACTAACAGTTTAAAGCCTAATGCTTTTGCTGATTTGAAGGGTGATAGTGATAGAATAATCATACCATTCAAGGACTCAGACAATAATTTGTTTGGGTTTCAAGGTAGATCATTATCAAGCAGAGCAAAGATGAGATACATTACTATCATGTTAGATGATAGGACTAAGATCTTTGGTTTAGATCATCTTAACCCATTAGAAACAGTATATATTGTAGAAGGACCATTTGATGCGACATTTCTTAAAAACTCGGTTGCTATGGCTGGGTCCGATATTGATCCTAGGACGTATAACTGGGGCAATTATATTTGGGTTTATGATAATGAACCACGCAACAGAATCATCGTCAATAAAATCTCCAACTCCATCGGTAGAGGAGATAAGGTCGTAATATGGCCTAAGAATATACAGCAGAAGGACATAAACGACATGTTCCTAGCTGGACATGATGTGCAAAATGTGGTACAATCTAATGTGTACCAAGGATTAGAAGCAAACCTAAAACTAAACGACTGGAAAAAAGTATGAGTAACGGCACAGATATCAAGGTTTTAAAAAGAGATGGTTCTACAGAACATCTTAACCTAGAGAAGGTACATGCTATGACTGTAGAAGCATGTGAAGGACTTGGAAGTGGTGTTAGTGCCTCTCAAATAGAAATGAATTCTGGACTCCAATTCTATGATGGGATTGAGACTAAGGATATTCAAGAAATTCTAGTAAGATCTGCTAGTGACCTGATTAGTTTGGAACAACCTAACTATCAATTTGCTGCTGCTAGATTGCTCTTGTATGGACTCAGGAAGCAGGTGTTTGGTCGAGCATGGTTGGAAGGTCATCCACATGTTTTAGACCATTTAGAAGACGGTATAGGTAAAGGAATCTATGACTCAGTAATACCTGAGAAATATACTCAAGAAGAATGGGATGAGATTGATTCATTTATTGATCATGATCGTGACTATTTGTTTACATATGCTGGATTACGACAGGTAGCAGATAAATATTTGGTACAAGACAGAAGTACTGGTGAGGTGTATGAGACACCACAGTATATGTACATACTCATTGCAGTTACTTTGTTTCAAAACTATCCTATAGAAACGAGACTTGATTATGTCCGAAGATACTACAACGCAATCTCAAAGCACAGAATCAACATCCCAACGCCCATTATGGCAGGTGTCAGAACACCCATACGTCAATTTGCATCTTGTGTTCTGGTTGATATTGACGATACCCTCGATAGCATCTTTAGCAGTGATATGGCTATTGGGAAATACGTTGCACAAAGGGCTGGTATCGGCATTAACGCTGGAAGAATCAGAGGAATCAACGCTAAAATCAGGGGTGGAGAGGTTCAGCACACAGGTGTTGTACCCTTCCTTAAGAAATTTGAGTCTACTGTCCGATGTTGTACGCAAAACGGGATCCGAGGCGGGTCAGCAACTGTCCACTTTCCGATCTGGCATCAAGAAATCGAAGACATCCTCGTCCTCAAAAACAACAAAGGAACCGAAGACAACAGAGTCAGAAAATTAGACTACAGTATACAAATATCTAAATTATTTTATGAGCGATTTATCACGAACGATGTTATTACTCTCTTCAGCCCTCATGATGTGCCTGGGTTGTATGAGTCTTTTGGTAGCGATACCTTTGACGAACTCTATACTAGATTCGAGTCCGACAAATCAATCCCTCAGAAGACCATTGGAGCACAAGAACTTATCCTAGATCTTCTTAAGGAGAGAGCAGAGACTGGTCGTGTTTATATCATGAACATTGACCATTGTAATACACATTCTTCCTTTAAAGATAAGGTATACATGAGTAATCTTTGTCAAGAGATTACATTACCCACAGATCCTATCCAACACATCGATGGTGAGGGTGAAATAGCATTGTGCATACTATCTGCTATCAATGTTGGTAAGATATACAAGGTAGAAGAACTTGAAGAACTCTGTGACCTATCTGTAAGGGGTCTAGAAGAGTTAATTGACTATCAAGACTACCCAGTGGAAGCAGCACGAATTAGCACCATTGCTAGACGTTCTCTAGGGGTAGGATATATTGGATTAGCACACTATCTTGCACGTGAAGGTGTTAAATATGATGACCCAGAAGCATGGAGAAAAGTTCATGACTTGACTGAGGCATTCCAGTACTATCTTCTTAGAGCATCTAACAAGTTAGCACAAGAAAAGGGACAATGTTTAGATTTCGAGAAGACTAAGTATGCTGATGGTATTTTACCAATTGATACTTACAAGACAGATGTGGATGAGATTGTTCCTAATGATCTCAAGTATGATTGGGATAATCTTAGAGCAAGCATTGCAGAGTATGGTCTAAGACATAGTACATTGTCTGCACAGATGCCCTCTGAGTCTTCCTCAGTGGTGTCTAATGCTACTAATGGTATCGAACCACCTAGAGATTATATCTCTACGAAGAAGTCTAAGAAAGGACCACTCAAGCAAATCGTACCAAACATAGCAACTCTTAAGAATAATTACACATTGCTTTGGGACATGCCTAACAACACTGGTTACATTAACATTGTAGCAGTGATGCAGAAGTTTTTTGACCAAGCAATCAGTGGTAACTGGAGTTATAACCCACAACACTTTGAGAACAATGAAGTTCCTACCTCAGTAATGGCTCAAGATTTGTTGACCACTTTCAAATACGGTTGGAAGACATCTTATTATCAGAATACATATGATACCAAGACTGATGAAGTCATGGTAGATGAAACCCAGAAGAAGCAGTCAGTACAACATTTACTTGACGATATCTTTGCAACCGAGGAGGAAGACTGTGACAGCTGCAAAATCTAGTATTAAAGGTATGACCGTTTTTAATACAAATAAGACTGATACTACCAAAGGACAGATGTTCTTTGGTCCTCCACTAGGAGTACAAAGGTATGATAAGTTTAAGTATCCTATCTTTGATAAGTTAACACAAACACAACTAGGATTCTTTTGGAGACCAGAAGAAGTATCATTGCAGAAAGACAGAGCAGATTATCAGACATTAAATGAAGCACAAAAACACATATTTACTAGCAATCTCAAGTATCAAATCCTCTTGGACTCCGTACAAGGTCGTGCTCCTGGTATGGCTTTTGCTCCATACTGTTCTCTACCTGAGCTCGAAGGTTGCATGAAT